GGTCGGCACTGCCGCCGCCGGTGCTGCTATTGGTGGGCTGGCAGTCAAAGCAGTCAAGGGATTCGCCGACTATGAGCAGCTGGTAGGCGGTGTCGAGACTTTATTCAAAAACTCAAGCGATACAGTCATGAGATACGCTGAAAATGCGTACAAAACCGCTGGGTTAAGCTCGAACCAGTACATGGAGACAGTCACCAGCTTTAGCGCCAGCCTCTTGCAGGGTCTGAAAGGCGACACTGAAGCGGCTGCCAAATACGCCGATATGGCCGTCACAGACATGGCTGACAATGCCAACAAAATGGGCACTGATATTGCAAGGATCCAGGATGCCTACCAGGGTTTCGCAAAAGATAACTTTACCATGCTCGACAACCTGAAGCTTGGGTATGGCGGTACTGCCGGGGAGATGGCGCGCCTAGTCAACGAAAGCGGCGTGATGGGCAAGTCATTCAAGGCTACAGCAGAGAACGTCAAAGACATTCCGTTCGACAAGCTTGTCCAGAGTATTCACGTCGTCCAGGAGCGAATGGGCATCACTGGCACCACTGCCAAAGAGGCGAGCGAGACTATCAGTGGCAGTTTTAACTCGATGAAATCGGCATGGTCGGACTTGCTGGCTGGTATCGGCAACGAAGATTTAAGCTTGGATCAACTCATCGGGAATTTCATGACCTCTCTCGAAACATTCCTGAAAAACCTAACGCCAGCACTCGCGAAGTCGATTGGAGGTATAGCTCAGGCGCTGCCTCAGGTGGTTGACCAATTGTTACCATTGATTCCACCGATAATGCAGCGTTTAATACCGGCTGTTGTGCAAGGAGCTGTAGCGCTTATTCAAGGATTAGTGGCGGCATTCCCATCGGTACTACAGGCGCTACTACAAGCTGTTCCCGCCCTGGTTGCGGCAGCTACGCAATTACTCATGTCGTTACTATTGGCATTGCCAGATGTAATAACGGCACTTGTTAATTCGATACCTGCTTTAGTTAATACAGTAGTGGACGTTTTGAGCAATCCAGAGTCGTTGCAGCAAGTAATCATGGGAACAATAACACTACTGCTGGCAATTATCGACGCGCTACCAACTATAATCAATGCACTTGTCATCGCTATACCACGTATCGTTGACGCCATCATTAATACAGTGACGAAGCCAGAATTTATCGTGAAAATGGGCGAGGCGGCGGTTCGCCTGATGTTTGGAATCGTTAGAGGTATTGGCAGTATGATTGGCAATATCGGAAACGCTACCTGGCAGGTTATTAACCAGATAGGCTCTGTACTGTCGCCGTCCAGCTTGTTCAATATCGGTGTTAATTTTCTTAAGGGGTTGTGGAACGGCATCAACAATGTCACTGACTGGATAGTTGGAAAAATTAAAGGGTTCACTGATGGCGTGATTAAGAGCATCAAAGGGTTCTTTGGCATTCATTCACCGTCTCGCGTGATGATGCAAATCGGCGAGTTTCTCGGCGAGGGCATGGCTATAGGTGTCTCTGGCAGTGTCGATGGCGTGCTTAGCGCGGTGGACGATATGAACGACGCTATTTATGGTCGGGTAGCAACATCGATTACGCCAGATTTGGCGCTGTCTGGCAGTGGTAGCGTGTCGCTCAGAGCTGATGATATCTGGGGCAGCAAAAACAATGGCGGCCCTAATGATGGGTATCCGCAAATCAACCAAACTGTCAACCTGACAAACGGTATCGACGTTGACCAATATAACCGCAGCTTGGTGCAGCAGATGAGGAGGGGCTAGATATGAGAACATATGACGTACAGATCACTAATATGCGCACCAACGAGAGCGTGTTTTTGGCAGGCAGTAAACAAGGGTTATCACACCTAACGCCGCCACTGAAAGGTTTTGGCGACCCTGACGTACGCAACAGCCAGTATGTGTTCTCTGGTGCGGATGGCGGTAGCGTAGATGAGCAGTTTTATGGTGTGCGACAAATACCGCTGAGTTTTTTCGTGTTGGTGGAGCATGACGGAAAACTGGCCGAGATGCACGCCGAGATGGCAAAAATTGCCAGAACTATCAAGATTCGTGACAAGTTGCGGGTGCGGCTGTTCACGCCAACCGGACGTGTTTATCAGACCATTGCCAAACTGACACAGCCTCTCGATCCAAAGATTGAGTGGCCGCTCATTGCCGACTATGACATCGAGCTGGTAGCGGGTGATCCGCGGATGTATGACTACACCGACGGCGCAGCACAGCGAATCACGCTAGAGCGTCCGCGTGACGGTGGTTTATTGTGGAGCCCGACAGGTATGCTTTGGGAGCGTGACGGCTTGCACTGGGTAGCTGGCGGAGGACTGAATCACGCCATAAATGATGGCAACACCTATGTTTGGCCGACAATCACAATTACCGGCAAGGTAACCAATCCGACCGTGTCCAATCAGACGACTGGCGAGGTTCTGGCGCTGAATATCAGCACAACAGACAACGACACAATCGTATTTGATACATACAACCGAGAGGTGACTCTGAATGGCGTGGGTATCGATAACAACCTCACCAGCAGTCAATATTGGCGTTTAGTGCCAGGGCTGAACGAACTGATTTTCAACACATCAAACAGCACTGATACTGGCACGGCTATCGTTGAGTGGTATAACGGCTACACGGGAGTGGCGTAATGGACGAGTACGTACCACCACGCTACACCATCGAGCTATGGCACCGCGGAAAGACCAAGGTGGCAGATATTACGAGGCTTTGCCAAGACATCGACTGGAGCATGATACGGAATGGTGTTGAGTCGCTAGATTTTAATATGTCGATGCCAGACTGGGAAGAGAAGTGCCGACGGATCGGCGAGAACCCAAACACTATCTTAAAGCCATGGGTGAGCGACATCAGAGTCAAGCGTAACGGCGAGTATTTGTTCGGTGCAGTGGTGGTAGAAGCAAACCGAAACCTGAACACCGACAACGCACGAATACTAGTGCAGTGCGACGGCTACTTGAATCTGATTGACGCACGATACTTGAATGGTCGCTGGAAAGGGATTGAAGCTACTGACATTGCCTGGGATATTATTCAGGAAGTGCAAAATAGACCTAATGGCGACGTTGGTATCACTAGGGGCAGCAGACAGCACCGCACCGGCGTACGACGTGACAGGACGGACGACTGGGAGGATATCAACGCTAAAGACGCGTTGGTGTCGCTAACCAATTTACAAGATGGCAAGTTTGATTTTCGGTTCACCTACAACCGCGAGTTTGAGACGTTCCAGACACTCGGCAACGAACGGCCAGACGTGACAGTACACTATCCCGATGACGGACTGGGAATTGGCGCCATCCGCATGGAGCTACCGCAGTCTGGAGCAAACTTGTACAACAACATCATAGGTAAGGCCTCTGGCATGGGTGAAGAGACAATTCGTTATAGTGCTGAGGACGTTTTGAGCCAGCAGGAGTTCATCTTACGAGAGAAGGTGCAGTTATACAACAGCATTAAAAATCTGAGCACGCTGGCGGGACACTGCGAGGCTGATGTGGCGGTAATGAGCCGACTGGTTGATCTGCCGCGCGTCACAGTGCGTGGTACTCAGTTTGATCTGAACAATATCGGCGTCGGTGATCGAATCGTTGTCGAGCAAAGCAAGTATTCGTCTTGTCCACTGAGTGGCTATTACCGTATCGAGCAGTTGTCGGTGAAAGTCGATGAAAATATGAGTGAAGAGATAACCTTAACGCTGGATAATTATGACCTATGAGTGAGCGTTTGAACCTAGTGGAGGAGCGGCGCGCCATTGGCAGGTTGCGGGCACTTCTGCGTGCCACCGAGCAGATGAAAGCGGCGCAGAGAACCAGTAATAAGTCTGGCATTATTTACTATGAAACGAAAAGCGCTCAAGAATATGACGCGATGATACCTATCACATACGACCCGACTTTTCTCGGCGGCAGAATAATCAAAATTGAAACGATTTTCACCGCACGTAAACAGCAGTGGCCGTATGTATTGTTCTTGCCGCAGTTTTACGTCAGTGACAACCCCGACACACTTGCTGGTGCACAGCCGATCACCGGCAGCATTATCGATCAGAGTGCACCAGACATTAACAAACTAGAGATACCAAACCAGCTAGCGTTCAACGTTACTACTTCAATCGACAATCCACGACCAGGGCAGACAAAATACGTCTACGCCAAGTGTATTTTTCTGGGAACCGACAAAGGATCGTTCAGTATGAAAGCGAGCCTATTATGAATCGGCTGAATATGCTACCTGAAAATCAACTAGCGGACATCCTGGCGTCACTTGACCGCAATATTCGCGATCTTAAAACTGGCCAGGTGATGGCATCGAGCGGGCTGGTGTTCTATGAAAGTGCCAGCAGTGGCGATTGGGACTTTAATCAAGTGGCTAATGTGGTTGGTGGACAACAGCAGGCATCTGGCGTGCCGTTTGTTATTACGGCGACAGCAAAAAAGGATAAAACATTCCTGTTGGCCGATTTGATTATTGACAAGGTGTTGATAAATAGTGCAGTGCCAGTGCGTGTTGACATGGTGCCGATATCGAGTGATTTGCGACACGTTCGCAGGTGGTTCGTATATGTGTTCGTGAGCAAGGGACTAACGAGCGTGTTGGCACAGATGAAGTGTGCCGTGGTGGCAAATACCGATGTTGATTTAACTGTCGAAAGCAGGATGTTATGAGGATTAAAGACATAGACGGTGAAACGATGGCGAGAATTATTACGCGATGCGAGCGTGAGATTGCAGAGATGAAAGCCACGCAGCGTGTTGGTGCTGATGGCGTGCAAGTGTTCCGTGTGAAATTAGAAGCGACTATCGACAAGCGTAATGCAACGTTCTTGAGAAGATTTAGAATTATATTTACGCCAAAATCCAGTATTTATCAGACGGGTATGGTCTTTAAGCTGATGGTCGGCAGGCGTAGCAATCATGGTTCGGGATTGGAAGATGTCACTCATTATTTCCAGCGTCGGCGAAGCAATGGCGGCGTACAGACGTGGGTAAATATAACTGACTTCTTGTCAGACCTCGGCAGCAGTACGTTCAAAATATATGCGTTCGCCACATCTGACGGTGAACTGAGGGTTGAGTATGTCTAATCTGTAATGTGGTAAGTGAGAATGAACGATAAACGAGACAAGGAATCGATGAATCAAACACCCAAAACGGTGCGGGAATTGGGCATCATGATGACTGCGCGCGACGACGTGCTGAACGAAAGGCTGAGTTCAATAAACGATAATGTGTCGCGGCTGGCGGAGTCGGTCAAACAGCTAGCTGAATCGAAAGCCGATGCCGAGGAGCTTAAAGCCCTGATAGCCCGCGTGGAACTGATGCAAGGCAATTATCTGTCCAAGAGCGAAGCCAAGATTGGTGCTGGCGTAATGACAGCGGTAATTACCGTGATTGGCTTTATGGTCGATTTAATTGTGAGAGTTGTGAATAAACCATAAACAGGAGGCGATGATGGCAGTACGACAAACCTATAATCCAAATATCAATATCGGTGCGAGAAGCGGCTGGTGTTTGCAGTATGTGGATGACGCAATCAGCGCGCCATCACGGACACCAAGCGCTAGAGCGGCGTATCTAAACGAGTTGAATACTGGGCGTATCGACACTGGCCACGCGCCAATCGGTGTGTGGGTAGTTGGCTTTTTGGGATTTTCAAGAGGGCCGTACGTACAATATGGACACGTATTTCTAATGCGAAAACGAGGTGACGGTTCAATCGAAATCCACGACAGTGAAGTGCACGCTGGGCGACGCGGCATTTATAACAGCATAGAGGAAATCATGGGTTGGTTTGGTGTTTACGGGCCGGACTATCTAGGTTTTTCATACTGTTGTGATGGACGGCAGATCGCTGAGTATTATGATGAAGTGCAGCCGACCGATCGCAAGATGGAAGAGGACGGTAATGCTCGCGAAGAGCCAAACACCCAATCAGGCGTATTTCAGGAGCTAACTCAAGGTGATGTAATCGCTATGAAAGGCTACGTCACTAATGGTGAATCAATCGCCGGTGACACGGTTTGGTACGTCACAGCACGCAGCGGTAAATACATGAGCCGCCAGTTGTTTGAGGATAAAGACCTGCACGATTTACCAGACCTGACACCTCAACCTACACCAGAACCAGCACCAACACCAGAGCCTGAGCAGGACTTTGGCAATGTCATCATTGATATCTCCAGTTACCAAACAGCCGAAGTAGTGAATATATTTCCAAAAGTAGCAGGCGTTATTGTCAAAGCCGGCTGGGTCGGACAACAATACGGCGGTAACGATTTCAAGCTAGATCCAGATGCAGAGCTATTCGTTACTAAAGCTCGTGAGGCTGGCAAGATGCTGGGGCTTTACTGGCTACCATATTTTTCAACCAGGGAAGAGGCTGAGCAGAACGCTGAATACTTTGTGAAGTGTATTGAGGAACTTGGCAACATATCAGGCGAACTACTATTCATTGACCTTGAGCCAGATTTTGAGGGAACAGTTGAGCAAATCAGTGTATTCAGCAACATTGTTTTGCAGAAAACGGGCAAACAAGTGTTCACGTATGCAGGTGAGGCTATTATTCAAAAACTAGGCTTGCCACGGGTGGACTGGTACCCAAATTATGGGCAAGCAGGAAACTATGCACATGGTTCATTTATCCGTCAGTATTCAGAGACACTAACCATTCCTGGATACGAGGGGAAGTTAGACGCTAATGTCTCGAGTAAGTCCATCGATGAGCTAAGGAGTATGGGCGGGGCAGTATTACCGAAGCCGTCAGAGACCCCAGAGCGGCCGAAACCAAGCGAACCGGATATGAAGCCGCCTGAACCAGAGAAACCGCAGGAAACGCCAGAGGTAAAGCCTGAGCAGCCAGAATCAAAACCTGAAGAGAATACTGTCGGCGTAATTCGAAAATTACTGAAGGGTATAGTTGAGTTCTTAATTAGAATCTTCAAAGGATTTAACAAATAACAGTGAACAGATAGTAATAATTTCTTAACATTTTTGCAAAACAAGATTTAACAAAGGAGGAAATATGAAATCACTAGAAGCACTGAAAAATATCAACTACAGAGACGTTGCTGCTCGAGCATTGTGGACGTTTCTACAAACATTTATCGCGACGTTCTTGCTGGCAGGTGTAAACCTAGTGAATTTGTTGTTTGCGGCAAGTTGGCGCGAGTTGTGGGCACTGGCACTAGCGACGACGCTATCTGCGATTGCCGCTGGACTGTCGGCCGCCAAGACGATAATTATTGAGTTAGTGAAAGAAATGCGCGATAGCGTCAGTTAGTTAATAAACCTATGAATTTGCAGAAAATAACCATCACCAAATCAAGCCTGTATTTTCGCGAGTGCAAGACTTGCGGCTGCGTGACACTACACGTCGGCAAGACCACGCCGCAGATGCCGACAGGATCAACGTATAATGACTGTTTACAGTGCTTAGTCGACGCACACAGCGTGCCAGGACTGAGCCGCTGGCACGACCCGAAAACTGGCAAATTGCTGGCTGAGCCGCGTGGCGAGATACCGCCAGCATCAAAAGGTTGAACTATAAAGGATTGCTTTATAGTTAAGATAGTAAGGGTTGCTCATAAACTGAACTATTCGGAAATCCCGAATAACTGAAAACCGCCTCGAAAGCTCGGAGGCGGTTTTTGAACTGGAATAAATCCTTTATAGTTAGGCCGCACCAATTGCGATCCAGCTGAAGTAATATGAGCCTCTCAACATGGCACCATCAAAGCGGCGACATCTTGCTGCAAATGATGAGTTTGTAATGTTAACCGCCCCAATTGACGCGCCAGCCCACGACGGATTTGGTGCGTCTGTCCACGGATCGCTAGCGTTGCCGTAGCCGTTATAGGTGCAAATAACAGTCGGTACCGTTTCACTCTTAAATATCTTCGGAAACGCAACGGTTGTCGTAGCCTCTATTGTGTCGGTTGGAGCTACTACTCTTGCTCGACCATACTGAAAAATGACAGGCTCAACTGGCTGGTTAGTACTGTCTCGTTTCGCCTGAATGAGGTCTGACCATTTTAAGTGTCGTGGTAGGACTATACTATAATAGAAATATGTTTATGATACTAAAACGAATCGTTATTCGCTTGTATAAAGAATATCGCTATATTTTCCACGGCAAATAACGTCAATATCGCCTAATCTGTACATTTATAATCAGGAGGATTCATATGGAAAACACTGAAAAAGTACAGAATTATAAGGGCGGCGAGATCCGCCGAACAGTTGACGGCTATTATATTTTCGTCAAAGGCGATGCACACAGCGGGCCGTACGTGAGTATTTCGGCAGCTAAAGGCACGGTCGACACCACCGAGGCTGAGG